TAAATAGTTTCATACATTGTTGCTAAGTTTCCACTGTTTTGTGCATTTTTATTTACAGTTTCATCTGTTCCATCAGCGTAATACCACTTAATAGACCAAGCATTATTTACTGCACCTACAACAAAACCTACTTCATACACATCTTCTGTAAATTCAAAAGTATAAGTTCCTTGTGTTATTGCTAATGAGTTACCTGTGGTTCCATATTGACTTGGTTCGGTTGAATAAATATATGAAGCTTGGTCACCACCACTAATAGTTAAACCTGTTTGATAAGTGCTATCACTAAAGTCTTCATTGACTGTTTGTTCTATAGCCATAGCAATAGGCATAGGGTATATTAATAAACCTACAATTAATAAACGAATTAAGGTATTGAATTTGCGAAGCACTCTCTCATCACTTCCTACCTCTTCCCACCATCATATTTTACAGCATGTCCTGCTTCGACCATTAAATTGTTTAGATCTACATCATCTATGTAAAGAGTTCCAAGTACCCTTCCATATTTTCCTACACCATGCGACTGCATTTGTACATCGGCTGATTCTAATTTTTGTATTAGCCAATCTTTTGAAGCAAGCCCTTTTGCTTTCTCTTCAAGATCTCTAGTTCTAGACTCTGGAGCGTTGATACCCATAAGTCGTACACGGCATTTATGCCACACATTAAAACCCAAATCCATTCTAACATCTACTGTATCCCCATCTACAACTCTTAATATTTCTACTTTATAATAATACATTATCTTCCTTAAATAGACAGAGGGGCGTTAAGCCCCCCAGTCAACTTAGCGCACCTAATTTCGTCTTTACGAAATTAAACTAACCCTTTGGAACATTAGACATGAACTTAAATGGTGCTTCTTCCATAGCATTTTGCAATGCTGAAAAGAATGCAGCTCCTGCTGCAATTAATGCACCTTCAAGTATAGACATTTCTAACCACCCAGATTGGGAAGCTACGATCACGCCGATACCTGCTTGTAGTCCAGTTCTAGCTGCTCTAATCAAAGAGACTTTAAAAGCATCTGATATAACCATTAGTTAACTCCTAACTTAATTTTGTTTTGCAAAAGTAGTTTCCCAGGTAATTTTACCTAAGACACCATCTTGCTTTAATCCGAACTCTTTTTGAAGTTCTTGGACTTTCCTTTTTGAGCCATTACCATACCAACCATCAGCTGTTAAGCCTGCGGCTACTTGCCACTCTTTTAGCTCTTCAGAGTTCATCATTGGTTTTTGTATCTTAAAGTCGATACCTGGCCACTTTGGAAATTTTTTGCTAAAATCATATACTTGAGTTTCTTGTTGACTAGCTTCTTTTACAAAACTTTTACTGTATACTGGTTCTCTTCCTGATACGGCAATGTATTCGTTGTCACCTGTGTCATCAAAGTCTACATATTTTACTAGCACTTCTTCACCAGATAATATTGCGTCTCTTACAATCGGATAAACTTTTTTATACGAATTTACACTAGATCCCACAAAACCGTCAGCTTGTACTAGATTACTTGTTTGTGAATCCCCTAAAATTAAACAGCCACTGGTGCTTTCGTCTGTATTCCCTGTATGCCAGAGAATATACTCGAAACCAGGTACATTATTTACATAGATCATACCTTTATGCCAGTCAGCTCCATACCTAGATGTATATTTTGAGTGAAAGCCACCTTCACTACGAAGTGTTAACTCATATATCCCAGCAGGAATTCTTGTTTCATGTTTAACCTTTACTGCTCGATATTCATCTTCAATCGTGTAGCAGAGAAACTTGCGTTTATTATCAGTAATATCAAATAATATACCGCTTGTTGAATCTTTTTGTGAACTTATCCTAAGAACTTCTAATATCATACTTATATGTATTTTACTAATTTAAATAGAATTTAAGGTATTTAACTACTATAAGGAAAATACTTTAAATTTTCCCAAAAGTACATTTTATCTTCTGAACTCACGGTAAAAGATACCTGAGCTGGCGGTGACCAATCCCCTGAAATATCTTTAAACCATTCTGATCCACCATCTATAGAAGGACACTGCATAAACCAACGACCTCTGTTTGATATAACAAAAAAATGATGAAAATGACCCCATACGAGCATGTCTGCGTCACCTATAGGCTCCCTACCCATACATTGACCTGCAAACCATCGTATTCCTTTATCAAAAGCAAATCTTCCTGATTTAACTGACACACCTGATCTAAATTGGTGACCATGTGCTAACCCTATAATTTTCCCAGATACATTAACTGTTGCTGATAATTCATCTTCTGGTATTAAAAACTTTACATGACCGTAAGCTTTTTTATTTACTGAAAGAATTTCTTGTACTTGTTCAACAACAGCTACATCGTGATTGTCAGCAAAATCAGTGTAAGATTTACCGTTATTGCGATTTTCTCCATGATTGCCAGCAATTGCCGAGATTACTACATTGTCAAATAATGGAGCCCACTCCATAATTGCTTTAGTCATTATTCTTCTAGCTACCTTAACTTGATCACGCAGATTTAACTGAACACCAAAGGTTTGTGTGTCGTAATGCCCATTACAGTTTTCGATAATATCACCTAAAGAAAGTATGTAAAGATTCTTGATTTTTTTGCCATCTTTTCTTAACTTTTTGACATGATCAGTAAAATCAGGAATCATTTGATTGAGGCGCTCTACAATAGCAGTTGTACCATCTCCATCAGGTTTTCCTAATTGCCAGTCAGACCAGCAGAATACTATTGAATCATTCTTATCTACTTTTGGTAATTTTGGTTTTTTAGCTTTTTTTACTTCTTTCAGTAAAGCATCGTAATCAGGATCTCCAGGGTTTATTTGTTGTTTTGATTGTATTTTAGCTTTATAATAGAAAAGCCTAGTGCCACCATTTGTTGGACTATCCCAAGTTCTTACTTCTACTGGTTCTATAACTTCATACAACTTTGGATCTAGATCTAACTGTTTTAAGATATCATCAAATTTCTTAATATCAGAATTTTCTTGTGGCTCGGAAGTTATCTCACCTTTGTTACCTTTTAACTTATAACCTGGCTCAAAACCTTTAGGATGTTTGTTTTTACTGGAAGATCTTGCATTTTCAAGATCACTATTGTTTTTGTTATAATCTTCAAGACTTGACATAAAGATCCATTGTATTTTTGAGTTGTACTCTTAGTGTGTCTAACATTAAAGGGCAATTCCTTTCTTCTATTAACCACTTAGCTGCAGTTCTGGCTGGAATGCCTGATTTTATACCTTTACATGCTTCTGTCCAAGCTGCTTTGTTGGATTCGCTTTGCTCACGCCAAGCTATTGGTCCACTTTTATTACTTCCTTCTGCAAAGCTGTTTAAAGAAGTCAAATTACTCTTCTTCTGTTTGGACAGTCCCATTTATAGAAGCTAACACTTCTTGTAAAGCTTTGCTTTGAACTTTCAGTTCAGAGTTGCGGAGCTCTAAATTAGCTATTTTTTCAGCTGTATCTGCAAGCATGGCTCTAAGAGTTTTATTTTCTGCTAGTGCTTTATTTGCAATATCAACTGTTTGCTCAGGTGTTATTTCTTGATTTTCCATCATACCTCTTTCAGTAACTATATCAATTATTACTACACTATTATAAACATAGTTAATGACACTTTAAGTTATTTAAATAAAAAAAAAGGCAGAGTGGTGGTCTGCCTTTTTACCTAATGGTGATTAGGTTGAATATTATTCTGGTTTAGGGTTGTCTTCCTTAACCTCAGCTATATGGTCTGCCCAAAGGGTAGTATCATTTACACCATCCCAGTACATCATATCTAGTTGTTCTGGTAGTGATTTGTAAGCTTCTTGTCTAGCTTGTTTATAACCATTTTCTTGCAAGTCAAAATCGCTATTAGCTTTATCTACTACTGCTTGGTCGTATTCAGCTTCTGTAAACTCTCGTCTTTCGTTATTGACTTGAGCAAACATACCGTCTCCGCCATTTGCTGTTTTAAGTGCGTCTATTGCAGTCTGTGCTGACGCTGTTAATTCTTCTATTGTTGCCATTTATATCACCTCCTTCAATTATACCATCTATATTCATACCATTACTTCTTTAAACCATATAAAGTGAATGTTCCACTATCTATATT